AAAAATAACCGGTGGTTTGATACTGGTTTACCAAGAGGCTATCCCGATTTATTCGGGTTTAGACATTCAGACGGCAAAGTATTTTTTATTGAATGCAAAAACGAAACAGGACGATTACGGGATGACCAAAAACGGTTTGCTGACTTCATTAAGCAATATCCGGTTTTATACGGCGTGGCTAGGTCGGTTGACGATGCATTAAAAATTATTGGAGAGTGATAATCATGAGTAAATTAAGCGCTGATTTAATCAAAGCAGTTCACCTTGTGGAAGAAAAATATGGCAGTGTTAGGCAAGCACCCAATAAATGTCCAGAGTTGCAAGTTTGCCATCAAATTGTGAGTAGAATGCCCTTTCGTCGAATAAATGAAGAAAAAGACGAGATTAAGCGAGAAATTCGAGACTTGTTTAATGCCGGCTATACCCGGTATGAAGCGGCTACCATGGTGGGAGTATCTTACAATACGGTCAGCGAGATTATTCGTAATTCAGATTTTTCACCAATCCAAAGAGTCTATGAGTTCTATGCTGACGGACATTTAGTAACGGTCGGGACATTTATCGAAATTGCAAAAGTGTATCACGACATGAATCCTGAAACGTTACGTAAATTGCAGTATGGGCATCCCGAACGTTATCGCTTTGTGAAGGTAGGTGAACGGCATGGACTTGTTAACGCAGAAAATTGAACGATATTACGAACGACTAAACAAACATCGCATCAAACACCAAGCTTTCTTTGCGGATTTACTGGAACTCATCCGTAACTGTGAAGAGGCTTGGGGGAGTGTTCAGGATGCCCCGAAAGATAGCCAAGAAATGTGGCTTATCCGTCAGTGTGTTGAGAACGAACCTAAACTGGCATTTCAAGAAAGACTGATGCCGGATTTACCAAAAGTTACAGTCAATCAAATTCGCCGACAAATTCCACGCCTTTATGAAATGGGATTCGACTATCTGGAGATTAGTCGGATTCTAGAAATTCGTCCGAAGTATGCCTACATCACAGTATTCAATTATCGGAAAGCGAGGGAATTGGCATGACAATTGAAATCTGTGATTCAGAAATGTTTGATGTGTATTCAAAAGCGATTAAAAATGGCGGCAGTTTGTTTGATAGTGTTTATTACTTTGTTGATAATTTCTCTCCAGATAGTGAAACGTTAGTTAAAGAATATCAAGCAGTCATTAATGCCCTTATCAACCGTACGAAAATCAAACTTTATAAAGCAACAAAATATCGAGTGAAATTACCTGGCTTGGCTGATTCGTTTGGGCAACAATACGTTACTAGATTGAAAAATGGTGACAGTTGCTTTGCATGCGGTGAAAAGAAGAACTCCGTGGTTATTGATAAGTTGATTCAAGAATTTGCGAAAGACGAAGTAGATTACATTATGAAATCAGTTATCGAGGGCATTGTGGAGGAAGTCAAATGAAACGAAGAATTGTTGAACCACGGTGGACAATGTCCGGAAATTTTCTTTTTAACGTTAATGCGATTGCATTTGTTGAAAAGGTGGATCCGAATATTTTAAAGACCCACATGCTAAATGGTGAAGTTATATCCGTAGAGTACACAGGTAAAGGTGACCCTTTAGAGGTGTATGCAAAATATCTGGCAGGTGTTATTGATGACGAAAACAGTTAAAATCCACGCACATTGGGCTTTAAAAAATGGTTCAGCCGAAATTTATCTAGTTGGTAAATATCTGTATTACTACAAGTACGATCGATTGCCATTCTTTAAAGTTGGCGATGAAATTACTATAGCTGAAGTTGGTACCCCGACAATTACCATGCCGTGGGGCTGGAATAATTTGCCGATTGATGCGGTGCGATTGTTTAGATAATGGAGGCAGAAAAAATGAAAACTTTGGAAGTTGTAAACCACTGGTATAACGATTCTGGCGATGCAGAAATCGTTTTATTGAAATCACTTGATAAAACTAGAGAATTAAAAAATGACTTGTTTTGGTATAGCGGTGAGGAACGGCCGATGTGGTCCAGAGGTACTCAGATGACTGACAGTGAGATGTTGGCGACTCATTGCTACAAGCAACGGACATTTGAATCAATTGAGCAAGATATACCCGATGATTGCTACATGTCTTTAGATTAAGCTGATTTGTAAACGAGGGATGCAAAATGATTAAAGAATATCAGAAGATTACCACAATTAAAGCTGAACAGTTTGATGGGTCGGAAGAACAGATCGAGAGGTATGGAATTCGTCCACCTCGCCCAAAAGAAATTGCCTCAACGGCAGATGCTGAATGGCAACCACTAATACCGACCAAAGAAGGCATGATGAAATTCCACATCGGTGATTGGATTGCGACTGGACCGTTTGGCGAGCACTACGCAATTTCGGAAGCTATTTTTGATATAACGTATCGACCGGTGGAGGCGGCGAAATGAAAGTAGCAGTTTTATGTGAGTTTAGTGGCCGTGTTCGCCATGCATTTGAAGAAAATGGCTACGATGCCGTATCATTCGATCTGCTTGATACCGAAATACCAGGAAAACACATTATCGGTGATATTACAAAATTGGGGCCAGGGTACTTTAAAAAGTTCGACCTAGTGGTTGCACACCCACCATGTACCGATTTGGCAGTATCGGGCGCTCGCTGGTTTAAGTACAAACAAAAAGAGCAGCGAGAAGCGCTTGATTTTGTGCATTGGATTATGAATTTGCCGGTTAAGCATATGGCAATCGAAAACCCGGTATCAATCATTTCATCAAAAATTAGAAAACCAGACCAAATTATTCAACCATGGCAATTTGGACATGGTGAAACCAAGAAGACTTGCTTGTGGTTGAAGAATCTTCCCCCGTTAACGCCGACAGACATTGTGGGGGGCGAAATCAACGTGTCCACAGACTTGGTCCGAGCAAAGACCGATGGAAAGAACGGAGCCGTACTTATCCTGGAATTGCTAAAGCGATGGCAGACCAGTGGGGCAAATATGTTTTGGAGGCAGATAAATGAAGATTAGAGTATCGGACGTTTTCGATAACGTCAACGACATCCGGCAATGCATGTCGATTGATATAAATGATGAAGTTAAGCAAGAATTAGCAGAAAGTTTAGGAATTGGAACCTTTGAAGTTGATCAGGTTTTGGAAAATGCGCAGATTTATTTTGACGGTAATTTGATGAATCAATTTATTGATGTAAATCCCATGGAATAGAGGGTGAGAATGTGGCTCTAGATTTATCAGACGAAACAATTAGTAAGTTAGTTGATCAGTTAATTTCCAAGGGTTCAGATTTTGCAAAGACTGAATCAGAAAAGCAATTACGTAATACAAAAGACCTGTTAAAAAATTACCGCCTATTAGAAAACCATTTAGATGTTGATCTACCAAGGCTGGAAGACGAAACACCGTTGTCTAAATATGAGCTCTCCCTTTACTCATTACTTGGCTACCGGGCACGCTCTAAAGAGATGATTCAGTTTATTAATCAAATTGTTGAACGGTATAGAAAAATCTGTAGCGAGGGAACGCCGGAACAAAGGCGACGATTTAATGTGATTTACGATGTTTATATTGGTCATCCCAAGCAGAATCGGTATGAGTTGGCTCGAAGGTACAATGTGGATGAAAAAACCATTCGCCGTGACGAACGAATTGCAATTCATGAAATTTCTGTGATGTTGTTTGGAATTGATGCCATCAACGACATGTCCAAATGATGTCCAAAATGTGTTCCCATAGTCCCGTTTTAATCTTATACAATGGTAGTATAGAAAAATTTGATTTTCCCCCGTGATATTAAATTGGGTGCGGTGGTCGGCTAAGCAGGGTTCGATTCCTTGCCGCCGTGTTGTCATTTTTGACACTTACTTTCTAAGATACCTTCTAAACAGCTCTGGCAGTGATGCCAGAGTTTTGTTATGCTTAAATTAATGTTTGGAGGGATATTATGCATATCGAAGATGGTATTAGACATGAAAGCAATAAAAAAATTAATGAAGACGTTGTCTTAGCACATGGTTCAGAATTTGAGCTTAACGGTTTGTTAAACGGAAATGTTTATGTTTCAGAAAAATCAAAGTTCGTTCTGAATGGGGTTGTTAACGGCAATGTGTTTGTGAAATTACGGAGCGTAGCTAGTGTACACGGAACACTAAATGGTGCGTTGAAAATAGACGCTACTAGTTCTGCAAAGATTGATGGTGTTGTTGAGCTTGTCAATGCTGAAAATCAAGAGAGACTATATATTGACCCTAAAGCAATCATTGGTTAATGGTTGCTTTTTCTTTTACATAAATTTAAGGAGGCGTGGTGATATGAAGTGAAACGTGAAAAAGCTAGAGAATTAAAGACCTTTTTATCTCTCCCAAAAAAGCAGCAGATTGCTATTAGCTTGTTGTTTTTGGGACAGATGAAGCAGTCTGAAATTGCTAAAGAAATTCAGGTTGGTGATTCGACTTTATCAAGTTGGAAGACTCATGAGAATTTTATGAAAGCTCAAGCAGAATATGATAATTATCAGCTGACTGATTTGAGAAGTAAGGCCGTTAAAACTATGAATAATTTGCTTAATGCACGTTCAGAGTTGGTTCGGTACAACACCGCTTCATATATCCTTGATAAAACATCGGCGGTTAAAGAAGATGAATTGGCTAAGGCACAGGCACGCAAGGTTAATGCTGAAGCTGATGTGGTTGAATACAAAGCTAAATTAATTACAAATCCAGAAGATGTAGCAGATAGGACGGTGTTAGTTGATGACTTCAGTGACGAAAATTAAAACTTCTGAATTAATCCAACCGCATTTTAAAACGTTGTGGAACACTAACGCATCGTACATCATTGCTCGTGGTGGTCGTGGTTCGTTTAAATCATCAACCATCTCAATGAAGTTAGTTATGCTGATGAAGAAACACACGCAAATGAATCATAAAGTTAACATTGTTTGCTTGCGTGAGAACGCAACTTATCTAAGAGATTCAGTTTATGACCAAATATCCTGGGCATTGTCGATGTTTAACATGACTGATGAGTATGTCTTTCGAACCTCACCGTTGCGGATTGTCCATCGACGTACTCGGAGTGCCTTTTACTTTTATGGTGTGGACGATCCTTTCAAATTAAAGTCCAACACGATTGGTAATGTGATTGCCTTATGGTACGAAGAAGCGGCTAACTTTAAAAGTCCGGAAGTCTTTGACCAAACGAACCCAACCTTTATCCGACAAAAATCTAAATGGGTTGATTATGTTCCGGTCTACTATTCTTACAATCCACCAAAGAACCCGTATGAATGGATTAACGAATGGGTAGATGACAAGCGAGGCGATGATGATTACTTCATTGATACATCAACCTATTTAGATGACAAGTTAGGGGTGACGAGTCCCCAGCAATTGAAGTTAATCGAGCGGTATAAAGAAAATGATTATGATTACTACCGCTACTTGTATCTAGGCGAAGCGGTGGGATTAGGAACTGATGTTTATAACATGAATTTGTTCCATCCCCTTGAAGAATTACCAAGTGACGACCCCATTCAGCATATTGCTTATGCTGTGGATGCTGGTCATATCAATTCGGCAACCACTTGTTTAGCTGGTGCGATAACTGCTAAAAATAATTTAATTTTGTTGAACACTTACTATTATTCTCCGATGAATCAAAGTTATAAGAAAGCGCCAAGTGATTTAGTTCCCGAAGTTTACAAGTTTATTCAGAAGATTGACAAGCAGTACCAAGCACCGACCATAAAGCGAACGATTGATTCAGCTGAGGGGGCTTTACGAAATGAATTTATTAAAGAAACCGGCATCAGATGGCACGGCGTTGTGAAAAGCGATGAAGCAGACATGATTGATTTTGTCTCTAATCTCTTGGCACAGGGCCGTGTTTATTATTTAGACATCCCTGAAAACCAGATATTTATTCAACAACATCGCCAATATCAGTGGGATGAGAAAACTATTCAGAGCGATAAACCTAAAGTAATTAAAGAAAATGACCATACTTGCGATGCTTTTAAGTACATGGTCATGGATAATGCTAACACACTAGGTATTAAGAGAGGAGGCTTCGTACAGTGGATGTAAAGACAATGCAGGACTTATTAAAAAGCACCGACCCACGGCGGGTAAAGTTCAATAGACGTTTTCGTAGGTCGATTAGTTATTACCTTAATGAGAACGACATTACGTTAAGAAACAACGGCGAATCTAAGCTGAACGAAAAGGGTAAAGATGAGCCTTTAAGGAAAGCAGATAACCGAGTATCACATAACTTTCACCAGCTATTAGTTGACCAAGAAGCCTCCTACCTGGCAACCATTCCTCCCGACATTGATGTTGAAGATGATAATTTAAACAATAAGATTAGCGATGCTTTGGGTGATGAATTTTCTTTAAGGCTGAATCAATTGGTGGTTGATGCCGCTAATGCAGGTGTTGGCTGGGCTCACTATTGGCTTGATGAAGATGGACAGTTTAGATATGGTGTTGTGCCACCCGATCAGGTGACGCCAATTTATTCCAATGATTTAAATCGGAAGCTGTTAGCAGTTCGGAGAACCTATAGTCAATTAGACCCGGACACTGGCAAGAGTTTTAATGTCCATGAGTATTGGACTGATAAAGATGTGACGGTTTTTAAGTCGCAAAAGCCCAATTATACTGACTTAGCAGCATTGGATAATCGTTTTGTGATTGAAGACGTGTCTACTCAAACCGAGACTGGCACCAGCAATCGTTATGTCCACAACTTGAGGCGAGTTCCTTTCGTACCGTTTATTAAGAATAAATATGAAACACCGGACTTAAAGAAGTATAAAGGTTTGGTTGACGTTTACGATAACGTATACAACGGCTTCGTGAATGATATTGACGATGTGCAAGAAGTGATTCTGGTTCTAACCAATTACAGTGGCACGAAGTTAGAAGAATTTATGAAACAGCTAAAAGAAACCAAAGCCATCCCTCTAGAAAGTAATGGAAATGGCGACCGATCAGGGGTAGACAAACTAACAATTGATATTCCTGTGGAAGCCCGTAAGACTATGCTAGAAGCAACTAAGTCAGACATCTTCACATATGGTGAGGGAATTGACCCGGCAGACTTTAAGAATGACAGCAATGCAAGTGGCACAGCTATCAAGATGCTGTACAGTACCTTAGAACTTAAGGCGGGCACAACTGAAAGCTACTTCACTGATTCGCTTAATACTTTGATTCGGGCCATTATGAACTGGCTGCATATCAGTGATGCTGATAGTCGACCGATTAACCAGACCTGGCATCGTAATCAGGTTCAAAATGACTTGGAGAAAGCCCAGACCGTTTCACAAGTGGCGCAATACTCTAGTGATGAAGCTGTTGCTAAAGCTAATCCTATTGTGGATGACTGGCAACAAGAACTGAAAGACCGACAGGATGACATTGTTAAACGAGACGGCTATGACGATCCAAATGCATTAGACAGTATTGAACAGGATGATGACCAACACAAAGAAGATGACGATGACAACAATAAATAGTTAGGGAGGGAACGTAATGAGTAAACTCTCTAATATTGATTATTGGCAACGCCGTTATCTACAAGTTAAAGCTAAAGAAATTCGGGACACTGAAGCCTATGAACGGGCATTACAGCCTGAATTAAATGGCTTATTCCGTGATCTAAATTCCGAAATGCAGGGCTGGTACGTTCGGTATGCCAACAACAATGGCATTACCAAAGAGGGCGCTGCTAAGATTCTGAATAACGTCCACACCAAGCACTGGCAACTCACTCTCAAACAGTTTGAAGAGAAAGCCAAAGCGGGTGGGCACACTCAAGAGCTAAACAATGAGTATTACCGTTCTCGGGTTGCTCGATTGCAGGCATTAGAACAACAGATGAAGCAACATACAGCTCGATTTGCTGGCAACGAAACTAACCACATGCGAGACGCTTTAGCAGAACAGTACGACGACACTTACATGCGCACTACTTTCAATACCCAAGTTCAAACTGCTAAGCTAACGGCTGACTTTGCTCGTTTCAATGAAGCACAGTTAAAGATTGCCATTAGCCAACCTTGGGGGAAAGATGGTAAAGACTTCTCCAAACGAATCTGGAGAAACTATCAAGAAGAATTACCGAGTTACCTTATGGATGCTGTTATGCGGGGCACCTTTTTAGGTTGGTCACCACAGCGAATTACGACGCAGATGCATGCACGCTTCCAGGATGTTAAACGTAACAACATCCACCGTTTAGTGGTTTCAGAAATGGGACATGCAGCATCTGAAGCTACCGCCAAGAGCTACGAAGAAAACGAAATTGAAGAGTATGAGTACATGGCTACCCTGGAATCGCATACCTGTGAAGTATGTGCCAAGTTAGACGGTCAGATATTTAAGGTGTCTGATCGGAAGCCGGGTATTAACTACCCATTAATCCATGCTCGTTGTCGTTGCGATACGGTACCTCATATCAAAGGGCTACCAGATGTTCAACAACGGTGGATGAGAGACAGTGAAACGGGTAAGGGTAAACTCATTAAGAACATGAAGTTCGATGAGTGGAAGAACCTTGTTAGCACCGGTAAAAACATTCCAGTCTATGCAAGCAAGCCGCAGGGCAAGCCTAAGATTGATATTCGGGCAATTCTTTCAACGAAGAATGTTGATAAGCTGAACGAATCAACGCCTAATGGGGCAGAGTTATTTGTTGAACATCTACAGAAAGCTCCTCGTGAAATGCAGGAACTCTACTATAATTATCGTGACCAAATTAATATTAAAGCCGTTAATAATGGCGGTGGTTCGTACTTTAGAGGGATGGCCGGACAAATAACGTACGATCGTAAATCTGTTGGTAATAATGATTTTAAAGATCGTAATAACATTGATGTTGTTTTCCATGAAATGGCTCATGCGATAGACAGTAAAGGCAAGTTTGGCAAATATAAAGGTAAACGATTCCTGAAGCGCTCTACCAAAGAGGTTGAGATTGAAAAGGTATTAGATCATTCAACCGATGCACAATACAATTTATACGATTCTATTCGCCAGGAGGGGCTAGAGGCTGCTCATATCATTGTTGAGGAGTATGACCCAGAGTATGGTTACTATGAAACGGCTGCCCAAAAATGGTCTAAAAACCACATTAGTAAAGACGGTTCGGAATGGATTAAATATGGTGATGTATCTGATATGATGGAAGGGGCTACCAATGGTTCTTTGAAGTTAGGAATGGGACACGGCAGCAGTTACTGGAGACAGCCAGTCACTAGAACCACCAAGGTAAATAACGGGCATTTGGAAAATGAATTCTTTGCTGAATGTACTGCAGCAACCATTAATAATCCAGAGTCCTTAAAGATGATTAAGAAGATGTTCCCAGAATCATATAAGATTTATCAGAAGATTGTTGCTGACATGAATAAGGAGAAACGCAATGGCTGATTACGATAGAATGACCTACCAAGAGCTTTTAAGAGCCTATATTGATAGGTTTCACGAGAATTATCCACTATTCAGAAGCTCGGGTGATACTGAAGAAAATATTCGAGAAGCTTTAAAGAGTGGTAGACCTTATGAATTGAATGAAAACGCTGATAAAGATCGGTTGTATTAGTTACTTGTCCTGAACATGACGTAAAAAGGTTCTTTTATTATGCCTTAATCGTGGTCGTACCACGTAAATCTAACGTGAAAGGATGTTGTATTTATGAAACGAGAAGAATTAAAGAACTTAAACGTACCTGAAGAAGCCATCGATAAGATTATGGCCCTTAACGGAACCGACATCGAGAAAGCCAAGTCCAGTGTTGGTGATGTGGAAGCAATCAAGCAGGAAAACGAATCTTTAAAGGGTCAGATGAAAGATCGAGATAAAGATTTAAAAGACTTGCAAAAACAAGTTAAAGATAACGAAGATTTATCCGGTCAGTTTTCTGATTTGCAGGAAAAGTATAAGAACGACACCGAGAGTTATAAAAATCAATTGCAACAAACCAAACTCAATGGTGCACTCAACACTGCTTTGTCTGCTGCTAAAGTTCGCAACCCCAAAGCTGCCGAAGCCTTGCTGGACATGGACAAGATCAAGTTGACTGATGACGGTAAGCTAGACGGTTTAGACGATCAGTTAGCTTCCATCAAGAAGTCAGATGGTTATCTGTTTGACGAAGGCACTCATAGCAGTTACGGGCCTAAGGGTGGCGATGGTTCTGATGATACTAACGAAGTTCAGGCACTCGTCGATGCATTTAAAGAATAAGAAAGAAGGAATTAAAATATGGCAACAATTAATTATGCTGAAGCCTATCAACAGGCAATTCAGCAAGCCTTTTACGATGGCCATTTGTTCTCACAAGATTTGTGGAACTCACCATCAAATAGCGTTATCAAATTCGATGGCGCTAAACACATTAAAGTACCAACTTTGACGATTGATGAAGGCCGTAAAGACCGTGCCCGTCGTACGATTACACAACCGGCAGCTAACTACTCTAACGACTGGGATTCATATGAACTCAAGAATGAACGTTACTGGAGCACCCTGGTAGATCCATCCGATGTGGATGAATCCAATATGGTTATCAGTATCGCTAACATTACTAAGCAATTCAACCTTGACGAAAAGATGCCGGAAATGGATCGCTACATGTTTAGCAAGTTATTCCAAGAAAAGAAAGCAGCCGATGAGGGTAAGGGTATTACTACCGACACATTGGATGAAAAGAATATCTTAACTGCTTTCGACAATATGATGGTTAATTTCGATGAAGCCCGCATCCCTGGCACTGGTCGTATTCTCTATGTAACACCAAAGATTAACGCAATGCTGAAGCGTGCTGATGCTATGAATCGTACACTTACCTTAACTGACCCGAACAACGTTCAACGTACCGTTTACAGTTTGGACGATGTCACAATTAAAGTTGTTCCATCAGACTTAATGCAAACGGCGTTTGATTTCACGGTTGGCTCTAAAGCTGTAGAAGATGCACAACAGATTAACATGTTCTTAATTTTCAATGGTGTGCAAATTGCGCCTGAAAAGTATAGTTTCGTTGGCTTTGATGCTCCTACTGCTTCAAACAGTGGCAACTATTTGTATTACGAACAATCATACAATGATGTTCTGTTACTCAAGACTAAAACCAAAGGTATTGAGTTCGTCACTGATGCACCGACCCCAAAACCCTAGCGGCTCCCACTTTAATTAAGGCAGAGCCAAATGGTGACGGAGCCGACTTCACTCTAGGTTATAAATAAAGGAGGGATGCAGATTGGTTAAAACCGCAAATGTTTACCAAGGGGATAAATTAGTCGGAACTGGCAAAGAGAATGAAAACATTCACGTTAAGTTAGACCCTAAGGATTATCCGGAAGGGAGCTTTACTGGTGAGTTAGTTGATGAGACTGGTATTAAGTCTGAAAGGGTTAAATTCCCAGCAGTGACAGTACCAGCGCCAACAGTAGCTGTTACTAAAGTGGCTATTGACCCAGCAACTGCTTCTGTGGAAGTAGGCAAGACAGTGACGCTCAAAGAAGTGATTACTCCAGCCAATGCCACTGAAAAAGGCGTGAACTGGTCGATTACGGACACCGGCATTGCAACAGTCAGTGCTGGGGTAGTAACTGGCAAGGCGGCTGGAAAGACCACGTTGACGGCTACATCTAAGGCAGATAATAAGATTACTGGTACTGCTGAAATCACGGTCACTGCACCGGCTGGATAGAAAGAAAGGTGAGTAAGTAATGGACAAACATCCACGGAGAGAGGAATTATTATCAAAGGTCAAGCTACTCAATCCTAACGAGAATGACAACACAAATTATGACGCAATCACTGAATTTGTCTTGGATAAAGTGGTTAGTGATGTTTCCAATTACACTCACCTCGCTATTCAAGAGCTTCCCGAAGGCTTAGACAATACAATTATTGGCCTTTGCAGTCAACTAATTGCCACACATGATTATCTGGGAACTGGTAACTTAACGAACGTTGATACTTTAAACGAAGGCGATACATCGGTTAAGTTTAAATCACCAGCCGCTATTTATGTCGAACTGCAAGGTGTTAACTCACTAACTGATGACTATTTGATGCAGTTAAATCAATTTCGGGTGGTGAAATGGTCATGAGTTTAAATGATTCATTTAAGCAAATGAGTAAAGCCCTTACCACGCTTTGGTTTGACAAAGCTAAGATTACGGGTTGGCAACCAGCAAAACACGGTTCAATCACATCCACAGAAGAAGTTGTAATTGTAGAAGGTGAACCGTGTAAGATTTCTCGTAAGTCATTAAAGCCTTCCGATCAAAAAGATTTCGGCACGGATGAGTACGACGTTGTGATGTATATTCGCACAGGCATTAACATCCCTGCTGGTTCGAATGTCTACATTACCGATGCTAACGGCAAAGTTAATAAGTATAAGCAGTCCGGTAAAGCTTACACTGGCTACATCTCTCATCAAGAAGTCGCATTGATAAGGGATGAGAAAGCAAAGGAGGCGGTTAGCAATGGCGTTCGGAACAATTGACGACGCTCAATTCCAAGCGTTTGCGAAGCGAGTTGGTAACAAAGTTCAGGCTAAACAGATTGTTCGTGAAGTTGGTAACGGGATGCGCAAGTTAGCCACTCAATCCACCCGTACGGTTAAAGCGGCTACTCCAGTTGACACTGGTACGCTACGTCGTGGCTGGACAACTTCTGGGATGAGCTTCGGTGGTTCGGCGTTCTCGTTTACCTTAGAAAATAACGTTGAGTATGCGCCATTCGTTGAGAATGGCCATCGAACTCGTGGCGGTGGTGGTTGGGTTGAAGGTCGTTTTTTCTTGAAGAAAACGGCGATCCAGATTCAAGGGGAATTTCCTCAATACTGGCAGCCAATATTTGATAAGGCGTTGAGGGGGTTGTTAGATTGAGCTTTACAATTATTCAAAGAATTGCTGATCAACTTAATAAGTTGATACCAGATTCAACAATCTATATTAACCAAGTAGAAGGAGGCTTCCAAGAGCCTTCTTTTTATATCCATCCGATTACTAGTAATTCCAAACCGGAATTATTTAAACGGCAAAATCGAAGTTATTACTACCAAGTGGTTTACTTCCCTGACCCTCAAAAGCCGGTCACTGAACAAATCGAAGCCATGCAAGATTTTCTTTTGGATAACTTTCAAGTACTAGATGGTTTTGCAGTAATTCGAAACCGAGAGTTCGAACCGGTAGACAATACACTGTCTTTTACTTTCATGGTTAACCTACGAGCTTATCCGGAAGACCATACGCAGAAGCAGCAAACAATGACCTATCGAGGTGGTATTAAGAATGTATAGCAAAACTGCGTTAATAACTAGTACGGGTTTTAGCGTCACTGATCGTGACATTCTAAAGCTTGTTTTAGATGAAAAGAAACAATATTCGCTGGATGAAGCGAATGAAGCAATCAAAAAATTTAAAGGAGGAATCCGTTAATATGGCAGGTGGAACTTGGACAACTCAAAACAAGGTGCGCCCTGGTGCTTATATCAACACCAAAGGAGCACCGCGGCCTAATGCCGACACGACTTTAGGTCGTACACTGCTAATCGGTTCCAGTGATTTAAACTGGGGCAAAAACGGTGTTACGGAATTAAATAACCAGTCAGATTTTCAAGCACTTCTTGGCGCTAAGCTTTCTGATAGTAAGTTTGCAACCTTACGGGAAGTTTTAAAGGGTGCTATTACGGTGCTTTATCTCAACAATAATAATGGCGAGAAAGCCAAGGTTGAAGATGCAACGTTGCCTTGGAACTTCATCGCAAAGTATCCTGGCGCCAAAGGGAACGACATTACTGTGGATGTCGAAAAAGATCCGAATGACGAAACCAAAATTACAGTTAAAACAATCTTTGGTACCGAAATTGTGGATTCACAAGTAGTGCGCACAACTACAGCTCGAGACTTTGAAGCTAATGACTATATCGACGTTTTGTTTACTGGCGATAACGCCGAACCCAAGGCAGAAGCAACTGCTGCCGGTGACGGTGCTGATTTTAAGTTAACTGCTGGTCAAGCTAAACTTGAAGCTTTGGCTGGTTCAACCAGTTATAAATTAGCTGGCGGCACAACCAAGACTGATGAGATCACGGATATATTAAACGATGCATTAGAGACCGAACGATACAATGTTGTGACGACTGCCGGGTTTGCGCTAGATGACAACATCCATGCCTTAGTAGCAACGATGGTCAAACGACTTCGTGAGGAGGAGGGCTACAAAGTCCGGGCGGTCGTACCAAATTATGAAGGTGGCACGAAGTACGATTATCAAGGCGTTTCAGTGGTTTCTAACGGGGTTGAACTGGATGACGGTACGCAACTGTCTGCCACCCAGGCTGCTGGCTGGTTTGCTGGAGCAAGTTCTTCAGCAGGTGCTGACAAATCCTTAACCTATGAAACTTATCCAAATGCCGTGAATGCTTATCCGAAGTTCACTAACGAACAAACCATCGACGCTCTAAATCATGGTTGGATTGTGTTCACTACCCGCCGTGATGGTTCGGTAGTGGTTGAGCAGGATATTAACTCTCTCACGACCTTTACCGAGAATACGCCAAAGGACTTCCGCAAGAATCGAGTATTGAGAACGCTTGATACCATTGCTACTAATACGCAAGAAACGTTTGAAACAACGTTTATCGGTAAAGTTAACAATGATGGTAACGGCCGCAGTTTATTTAAGGCTAATCGGGTTTCTTACTTGGGTAACCTTGAAACTGCTGGGGTTATTTCGGACTTTGACGCTGATGATATTTCGATTGAACCTGGTAAAGATAAAGATGCCGTATTAGTTACGTTATCAGTAACTCCGATCGATTCGATGGAGAAACTGTATATGGTTATTTCTGTAAGTTAGAAAGGAGGAGCAATTCATGGCTTATAATCCCGATGAAAGTGAATCAATCGTAGGTAAATATTTAAATGGTCGAGATACAATCTCGACTAAGGACGCCACCATCTTTGTGACGATGGACGGCAACATCTGGCCGATGATTGAATGTAATCAATTTAAAGCAAAATTAGAGAAAAATAAGGAAGATGTTCAAACCCTTGGTTCCCGTTGGAAACATAAAAAGACAACTTCTGTGGAAGGCACAGGAACGCTTGGCGGTTACGTGATTACTTCAAACTGGCTGGAACATGCACTTCCTTATATCAAGGGTGGTAAAGATTTGTACTTTCAAGCTACCTGTTCAATCGAAGACCCGACGTCCGCTGCTGGAAAGCAAACTTTCCAACTCGACGATGTGAACCTTGATGATGTCCCGTTTGCTGATTTTGAAGCAGACGATGACGTTATGCAATGGGAATCGGACTTTACCTTTGAAGGCGTTCACCTAGTTGAACCCTTCACCGGATTTAAAGACGCTTAATTAAACTGGAGGACAAACACATGGCACAAGTAAATATTTCAGACTTCTTAGCACAAAACGTTTCTAATGAACCAGTTACTGAGGAGGTTCATTTTAAACGTTTCAAATCACCGTTCATCATCAAAGAAATTACCAATGATGAAAGTGATGAGTTAACCAAGCAGGCAACTAAGCGGCATGTTGATAAACGGACTCGTCAAGTTGTTGAACAGACCGACGCTACTAAATATGCTGAATTGATGGTAGTGGCTTCAGTCGTTCAGCCAAATTTGAATAATGCTGAATTACAGAAATCGTATGGCACCATGGGTAAACCAATCGAGACATTGAAAAAGATGCTTAAGTTTAGTGAGTTTAACGAATTAACACAACGAGTAACTGACTTAGCTGGGATTAACGATAGTCTTGATGAGGATGTCGATCAGGTAAAAAAATAATTGAAGCCGGTGATGGTGCGGAATTTGAGTATTATTATTATGCCATGTTTTCTATGCATTGGCTTCCACAACAATGGTTGAAGATGTCAATCAAAGAAAAAGCCCTCGTAATTGCTGGTATCGATATTCGCATTAAGCGTGAGGAAGAGGAGCGCAAACGAGAGGCTAGAGCTAACAGATAGTTCTAGCCTCTTTTTCTTTATCAAAAACAGAAGGGAGGTTAATTATGGGAAGCAATATTAGTGCTACGATTACCATTAACGATGGATTCAGTTCGGCGCTTAGTAAACTTTCTAGCGGACTGCAAAGAAGTGGTTCGGCTATGGACAAGCTGAAAGGAACATTGAATGGCTTTAAGGGTACCAACCAAATGCTAGGTAAGACGAGTGGCATGTTCAAACAATTCTTGGGAGCTAATGTACTAGGTGCTGGTATCACTAAAGGGATTGGTATGATCGGTAGCGGTATCAGTAGCATGATTAGTGAACTGAACGCCTCAAGCACGGCTT